GTCGGGGTCGATTGCCTGGTAGGTCTTAAACTCCCCGTACAGCGCGCCCTTGATGTCGATGGGTATCTGCATGAAGTTGGCCGACCAGATGTGCTCGTCGATGGTCTCCCGCTTCTCCAGCAGGTCTTCCGTTGTGTAGAGGTCTTCGCACAGGCTTTGGCCATTCTCGTCCAGCGCCGCCATTTTCAGTGTGAAGCACCGGTCTGGAAAATTGCTCTCTATCATCCCGGCCAGGTCGTCGGTGGCCCAGCGGGTCTGGATGATCACCTGCATCGCGCCGGAAAGTTTCCGGCTGAAGAACGTGTCCTTGTAAAACTGCCACTGCCGCGCCTTTTCGGCGTCGTTCATGGCCGTGGCCGCGTCCCGGATCGGGTCGTCGATTATGACGATGTTTCCGCGCATGCCGGTGAGCTTGCCGCCGAAGGACGTGCCCAGGTAGCTCATGTAGTTGCCTTCCAGCGCCCACTTGTCCATGGCCCCGTCGCCGCGCTTGACTTTCAGGTGCGGGAAAAAGCTGGTGGCCACGAAGTCGTTCAGGTCGCCGGGGATCTGCTCGTCCTGGATGGTGTTGCGGACGTTCTTCGAAAAGTCGATGGCCAGGTCTTGCATGTAGCTGACCGTGATGACCTGGTTCTTGATATTGCGCCCGAAGGCCCACGCGGCGAACAGGCAGGCGGTGTAGCTCTTGCCGAAACCCGGCGGCAGGTTGATGATCAGCACGGAGTAGGGCTTGCCGGTGTCCGGGTTTATCAGCCGCTTTTCGTACATGGCCTGCATCGCGCCGCATACCGTGTCTTGATAGGCGCGGGAGGGCTTGAAGAATTCCGGGCTGACCAGGTCGCAAAAATCCCGGAAGCTTTTCCGGCCCAGCGCGAGCTTTTCCCGGCGGGCCTTTTCGGCCCCGTCCCGGCTGTATTTTTTCAGTATGGATTCCGGCACCGTCTCACCTGCTTTAATTCCGCTTTACTCGGCTTTATTTTGACTTTACTGCGTTGGCTTGCTACAAATATCCCCGCAAATAAAAAAACGCTCTGCGGGCGTTTTAATGCGCGTGCTAGCCTATAGCTTTTCCGATGGTTTCCTCGGCGATCTTTTCCAGGCGCTCTATAATATCGGGGTATTTGCCCAGTTCCGCCTCAAGCTGCTGCCGGAATATGCCGTAGGCTTTTTCGTAGTTCGATTTCAGCGCGGCGTAGACCTTGTCCTTGTAGGCTTTAGTCCGGGAGATGTCGGCCATTACGCGCATGGCGTCCGTGATGTCCATGTCGTCGATCTCCTGGTCGGCCATGGCGATCTTCTCGGTCAGCTTGTGCGTCATGAACTGGATCCCGGCCTCGGTCAGGTTCTCCCCGTCCGTGTCCTTGGTCAGCCGCACCAGCTCCCTTACCTGCTGCTGCGCCTCCACCAGCCGGTTGGCCAGCTTGTTCGTGTCCAGCGCGTAGCGGCCCACGGCGGAGCGGCTGATGTCCTGCCCCTTCTTTTTCAGCCACTCGGAAATCTGCGAATAATTGACTGTGGTGTCCAGCAGCATGTCGTCCACCGTGGCGCGGATGTCCTTGGGCAGGTTGTAAATTTTGTTGTGCTTGCGGTACTTCTTATACGCCGGCATAGGCGTTACAGGTAAAGGCCGTCGTCGCCGATCGTGCCCTCCACCAGGTCGATGCCCTTGGCGGTGATCGTCACCAGGTTGTCGTCGTTGAACTCGCTTACGAAGCCCTCGCTGCACGTGAGATAGCACTTATCCTCCAGGTAGAAAAGGTGCTTGCTCGTGTCGGCCTGGTTGTTTATGCCGTACTCCATAAGGGACAGCTTCAGGTCTTTGACCGACACCGGCGAGGGGTAGAACAACACGAGGATGCGCATAAGCTGCCCCCGGAAGCGTTTGTTTAGGACTACGTCTCTGTCTTGTGGCATATCAATCTTTCCTCCCCGATAATCTTAGTACCTCGTCGTAAATCTTGTCGAGTTTCTTGTCCTGGTTGCTGATGGCCCTGATGAACTCGTCCCTGGTGACGAAGTGTTCCTGGGCCTTTATCTCGTATTCGTAGAGCGCCGCTTTCATAGTGTTGATCTGATCCTGCTGGCTCTTGTCAACGTCGTCCAGGTGATCCTGGTGGCGCTTGAAATACCAGCCCAGAAGGCCGACAGCACCGGTGACGATCAATCCAAGTATGTATACAACGTCCATGATGCCCTCCTATATTGCCCCCGGATAGATCCTCTCGTATGAGAGGATTTTTGCCGCCTCGTCGTGCTCCGCTTTCAGGCGCGCCCCCTCGTCGTTGAAACTTGCCGCCGGTTTCCTGCCGGGGCGGTTCGTCCTGTCCCACTCGCGCTGGTAATCCTTGCGCCGGTTGGCGTTCTCGGCCTTGCGCCGTTCCCGTTCGTCCCGGTAGTCGGCGCACAGCTCCAGGTGGTCGGACACGGCCTTGCGGCTCTTGCCCAGTTCCTCGGCGATCCGCGCGACCGTCATGTGATTTGTAAAAAATAGCCGCTCGGCTTTCGCTTTCCAGTCCACGGCGCGGCCCCCTTAGTTTACATTTTTGTCGGATCGGCTCGCGGGCGCACGGGTGCCGTTGGCGCGCGTTTTTTTCTCCGGCGCGGCCTGCTGATCCGTTTTCAGTTCGAGAACCTTAGCCTCCACCAGATCGTTGATGTAGGAGTTGAGGTTGCCCATGCTCTGCCACAGGGCGTCCAGGTATTCCGGCTTCATCTGGTTAAACACTTTGTTAACCGCCTGCGTCGCCAGGCCGTACATGAGGCTCTGGTCGGCGGCCCCGTTCTTGACGAGCTGCCGCATGTTCCCGGCTTTCGTCTGCTCGATCGACTTGACCGCCACCTCAGCCAGGGAGTCGGCCTGGCTGAGGGCGCTCTGCAGTGTTTCGTCCCGGTCGGCTTTCCGCAGCGACTGAGTTTCGGCCTTCATCTTATCCCGCGCCTGCGAAATAAAGCTTATCAGGTACGTCGCCACTAAGCTCGCGACGGCGAAGACCACGGCCTCCAGCACTTTCACCAATTCTTCCGTCAATTTACTCAGCCGCCTTTCAGTCAATCAATGTATTTCGGCGCGAAAAAAACCGCGCCGAACAAGAAATACCGGAAAGCCAAGAGCGGGGAATGCCTCGCTTGCGGCGCTCGCGCCGCTTTCTTCTTGGGCTTGCCGGTATTATATCAGTGTTGATTTCTGTTTTGGCTTGATATTCTCAATCAATTTCATCCAGGGCGATCTGGCCGTCCATCTGCCGCTCCCGCGTCTTGCCGCCGCCCAGTATCGCCCTTATGTGCCGTTCGCAGTAGCCAAACCGCTCGGCCAGCTTGATATAATTGTAACCGTTGAATTCCTCGCGGATCAAGCTCTTCACCTTCTCCCGGCAACTGGCGCGAAGCTCCGGGAAGTAGACGAAGTCCCCGCCCAGCGCCCTGGCGACCTGCCCGGCCTTTTCCCTGCCGAACAGCAGGCACAGCTCCGGATGCTCTTTCTCCGCGTCCCCGCCGTACCGGGCGAACCGTATCTGCCGCCCACGGAGCGCCGCCTCCAGCTTGCAGATCTCGCCGATGTCCAGGATGTCCGCCAAGCGGAGGTAGGGCTCGCCCAGGTCGTCTTTTGTTATCATGTCGGAAATTCGCACGGTATCACTTCCTTTCATCCGTGCGCGTTCACATGTAAAATCGGTGATCCCCGTGGTCGAACAGCCGCGTCAGGTGCGTCTCGTGCCAACAGTCGGGCGTCGCGCCCTTTATCGTCCTGAAATACAGCGCGCCCTGGGACTCGTCCGCGCCGCCCAGCACGGCGTCCACGGCGGCTCTGGTTTCGGCGGCGACTACGACTTTGTAATATGCCCCGTCGCTGACCGGCGAGAACTGGCCCTGCTGGAACACGACCTCCCGGATGGTTTTCGGGAAGGCGGGATTTTTTACCCGGTTCAGTATCACGTTCACAATCAGCTCCCGGCCCACCATGTCCTGGTTCCCGGCCTCGGCCTGGGCGATCCGGCAGAGGATGTCATACTCGTCGCCGGCTATCGGCTTGCCGTTCTGGCCGCAGGGGCCGCCGGAAATGGTTATCGTCCTGGCGGCCTCGTCCCAGTCCACTTTCATCCCGGCGGCCTCGGCCACCGCGCGCACCGGCACCTTCGCGTCGCCCATCACCCGCGCCAGCTCGCTCACCTTGGCGATGTAGCGGCCCTCCACGTTATCGGCCTTTATCTCCGCCGTGGTCACGCCGTAGCGCAGGTTTACAGTCGAAGCCTCCGGGAGCTTCGCGGCAGCCGGGGCGGAAGCGTCCGCCGGCGCGGTCATGGCGGCCTGCACGTCCTTCTTGAAGCCCTCCCAGGCTTCGGGGTGCGTGACCTGGTACAGCGGGCACGCCTTGCCGGTCACGTCGTAGTGCCGGATCACGTCCGTCAGCGGGTTCAGCTTGTACCGCGCGCAGATGTCGGCGGTCAGCCCGACCAGGCTGTCGTATGTTGCCTCCGTGAACTTGCCGTCCGGCAGTGGGTGGCAGCACTCGATGGAGATGGTGTCGCTGTTCCGGTTGTTGGAGCAGTAGGCGACCTCCGCCTCCGGGACGCACTGGACGATCTCGCCGGCCAGGCCGATTATGTACTGGCTGGAGGCGAATATGTAGTTGCCGCCGCTCATTTTTCCGGCCTTCAGCCCGTCGAAGTAATTCCGGTTCGCCTCCGCGCTGGTGTTCGGGTTGCCCACGTAATGGACGACCACGCCCTTGACCGCTTTCAGCGGCGTTCCCGGACGGCTGTATTTGTTCGGCGTCAGTAGTTTTTGCTGGATGTTCATGTTGTCACCTCCGAAGATTTTGAAAAGGCACATTATCATCATCATGAGAAGCGTGAATAAAATCATCATGCCTGTCGCGAAATCCAGAAACCCGTCGAGGAAATCTGCGGCGCGCTTTCTATAAATAAGCCGCCACAGCGGGCTCCGTATTCTATACCCCAGCCGATTCATCGTACTTCACCGTGATCTTGGGCGTCTCGTCCACCAGCAGGCACTTCTTCAGCTCGCCGGCGATACGCCCCAGCTCGTTCTCGTCGAAGAACGCCCGCACCAGCTCGTAGTTCTTCACCTTGCCGATCATGTACAATTCCGTCTCGATGTCCGCGCCGCCCACCACGGCGGCCAGCGTGGCCTTGTCTTTCGCGTAGTCGCCCTTCAGCTTCTTCACCAGCAGGTCAACCTGCTTGGAGGACAGTTCCGGGAAGGACGTTTTCAGCAGGTACGGGAGCGGCGTGTCCTTCTCGTAGTCGCCGGTGAAAAGCGCGATTAAAGCCCGCTTAAAGGTCGGGTTCACCGTGTAGCTGACCTCCTCCTCCCGCGCCACCTTCTCCCGGACGAGACCGCCCAGCAGCAGCTCCAGCCTGCCGTAGTTGAGGATCTCCATCTTCTGGGCCAGCGTCACCGCCGCGTAGTTGCTGCCCTCGCCATAAAACTCCGTGGTCTTGACGTTCCGGTCGTCCAGGATCGCCAGGCCCCGCGTCTGCAGCTCCGCCTGGGCCTCCTGTATCTGCGCGGCCAGGTTGCCCTTGCGCCTGTCCATGTCGCACAGCAGATTTACCAGCTCGGGCGTCGGCATTGCCTTGAAGCTCATTCCGCCGCCCCCTTCGCTTCGCTGATTTCAGCCCCGCACAGCGCGCACACCGGTTTCCCCTTGT